TCACCTATGCTTTCCCTAAATTCTTTTGGCCCAAGAACTTCGGGACTTATCTGACCTGCTAAATCTGGTTCTCTTATTGTTTCTGGGCTCAATCCCGTCATAACCGTAGCTTCAGGACCTCTATTAGCTAACGATTGAGCTAAAGCTGTTTCTTCAGCTTCGCGTTTGTTTTTTTCAGCCTCAAGTCTTTTTTGTTCGGCATCAAGACCCACCTGTCTTTGTTCAGTAACTCTGTCAGAAAAAGCTTGGGCTTTTTGTTCATCAGACATTTCACTAAGTTCTTCTGGTAAAGTTTCTGTTTCTGCTTCTTGTAAAAGCCTTATCCTTTCTTGAAGAGAACCGGGTGAAGTACCACTTACAGTAGGCGCATCATATACATCACGGCTTGCTATGTATTCGGTTATAAACTTTTCAACTCCAGGCACACTAACGTCAGTTTCCTTACCTGTACCTACTTGAATACGATATTCTTTAGCGCCTTGTTCAATTAAATCTGTAAGGCTCGGCCTAACACCTATCATTTGCTCGGCAACAGCGTCAACAATTTGATCGTTTCTAACTTGACCTACCGTTCTACGATCAGGATCTGTAATACTTGTAAAGTAATTCTCTAACAAAGATGGAGTTTCTGGAGACTGATAAAAATTCCTGTAAAGATTAAGAGGCGTTCTACGATCAGTGCTCTTAAAAGCGACTCGCGGCGCATCAGTGCTTTCAATTTCATCATAAGCCCCTGGTTTTACATTTCCTAAAAGCTTACCAAGCCGACTTACCCCATCAAACGCTATACCCTCTCTTCTTGCTAATTCTTGTTCAACGCTAGGAAAATATGACTCCATTAAAGGAGTGCCATAATAAGTAAGTGCGTCGCCTGGCACATAACCAGAACCACCTTTAGCAAACTTAGCTGCTTTCATTAAAGGTTCTGATGAAGCCAAGATACCCGTAGGTTCTTTAGGCTTTTCTGGACCTAACAATCCGCCTTGGCTAAACATCTTTCGAGAAAGAACTTCTTTAATAGCACTCATTATGACATTCCTTGAAGACCAAACGGGTTACCAAAAGCTTTATTTAAACCAAACGCACCGATACCAGCACCGATGGCTTGAGACAGGCCACTAGGAGATGGTGCTGTGTTAACACCAAACTGTGATGTGCCACTGTTTATATTGGGCTTAAAGATGTTTGACATAAACGTCAACCGTTGATACGGCTCATAAGCTCTAGCAAAAGCGTTTTTACTTGCCGCATCAAGCTCTCTCTGCCTTTGTGTTTGACCTAACGCACCTAATTGAGATTGCAACTGCGCTTGTTGTCCAAGCATGTTTTGCCCGGTGACGCCAATGTTAGCTTGCTGAGAACCTAGCCCACCCATCGTTTGAGCGTACTGGTTAGCAAAATTACCTTGTCCTTGTCCTATTTGAGCCAATAACGTACCTAACCCTTGTTGGCGTTTTTGTTGTGACTCAAAGGCGTTCTGTGCGTTAGCCAGTGCTGATGCGTAACCAGCTTGTCGCATTTGACCAGACGCCCTAGCTTGTGTATCTAGTATGTTGCGCCCTAACTCAGCTTGCATAATTCCTGAACGACTGCCACCAAAAGCTCCTGTTCTTGCAGCTTGAGCGCTTGCCGCTTGCCTTTGCAAGTCTCCCTGACGATTAATGTCAGCCAGTGTTTGCTGCACAACTTGGTCTTCAAAAGGATTAAAAAAATCTTGTGCTGTAGTTGGGTCAAACCGTTCAGCACTGCCTCTTGCAGTTTGAGCGCCTTCGGCAAAATACCCCGGAGCCATTGCTCCTTGTCTTCTTAAAAAATCAATTCCTTGGCCCGTGGTCCCTGCTGCTTGGGTTAAGTAAGGCATAAACTGACCGATGCCAGCCCCTGTTTGCATCGCTTGTAGTGTAAGGGGATCTAACCCAGCTACTTGAGTATCTAACATATCAAAAGTAGCAGGGTCGAAAGGTGTTTGGCCCCTAGCAAAAGCTTGCTCTAACAGTTCCCTTTGAAATTGTTCTAAAAAAGGCGCTTGGCGAATGACTTCGGTGCTTGTGTTAGTTTCTGGCATGTTATTCTCCTAAGCCCTTCCGTTCTCGAATCGTGACATCATGTCATACATTCTAGCTGCCCCTAAGTCTCTATCACCGTTGCCAGCGTTTCTAACCGCTTCAGCTGTCATTACAAATTCTCCATCAGATAATCTAGCCGGTATACTGTCCGAGGTCCCTGTTCCAGGGCCAATTACCTCACCACCATCGGCAGCCATAACACCGTACTTACTGGCTAAGTATGCCCTTGCTTGAGCTAAAGAAATTCCTGTAGAACGAGCCAATCGTTCGGCATCCATGCTTGGATACACTCCAGATTCTCTTAGCCCACCGTAATATCTATCTGAACCGTAAGGGTATCGAGACACTTGATCATAGGTATAGCGTTGTGGATCGGATAATCTTTTTGCTTCGTTAATCTGTTCTTCAGATGTTTCTTCAATATCAGGATCAACTGCTTCCGATACAAGTGCTCCTGTGATTCCTGCACCAAAAGAACCCTTACTAAAAGGGTTAAGAAGAGTTGCTGCTCGTTCTGACGCGCCACCTATTGGAACCATGGTAGTTTCTTGAGAAGGACCTCCTGTAACATACTCTACAAAAGGACCTGCTTGTTCTACTTCAAGAGGACCAAATACTGCGTCTTTGTTTATCATAGTAGGGTTTTCTTTCATATACCCTCTAACATTTATTGGTTCTCCTGGTCCTCGAACCATGGCATCTTTACCTAAAACGCCTTTATCAAAAGAACCCTTAAGCTCTTCCATGTTAAGTGGGTTTACTCCCGCAAGAGCTTTACCTGTTGCTCTTACTTTACCGCCAAAGGTTTTTTCGCCAGAGGTTAAACCTGAAAGTATTCCAGAACCTAAATAAGTTCCGCCTCCAATAAGCGCGGATTTTTTAAGGCTTTTACCCGATGCCAGTGAACCTAATCCAGCTCCAATACCCGTACCAGCCGCTCCTCCGGGAAGAATCTTTGAACCGATAATAGCGCCAAGAGCGGGTAACGCTCTTTTAAAAGCTTTAAATAATTTTTTATAATAGAACTCTGGCTGACCAGTAATAGGGTTGATTGAGTTTAATGAATTACCTACCACGTAGCGGTTTGGGTTTTTGATGCCCATCATCTGCATTTGTCTAAATAAATCTTCTCGTAACTGCGGATTGGCGTCGAGTATTTCGCCAGGGATAACCGTTTCACCCTCTGCCGCATGAACTATGTAACTATCGCCGTAACGCCCTAAACTGGCTAATCCATCAGCTTGTTGTTTTAAAACTGGCATCATTTGGTTCATATCGTTTCCTGCCCTAATCCTTTGTATAGTTATACCATTTTTTTATCAATTAAGAAATTTCTATATAGCTGCCTATTACATGCAGTCTATTAGCATTTGCTGCCGTCACTTTAACAATCTCACCCTCTTGAACTACTAACGGTTTATCCAAAAGCTCTAGCGTACCGTTTGCTGCTGTTGCTTTGACGTTGTACAACACAAAAACCGCTGTACTAGCGTCTGTAAGCGTAACCGTAATGGTCGATGTGCTGCCACTATCGTCAGCTACAACTAAAGACTTAAATATAGCTGTTCTTGCCGTCGGCGCTGTGTATAACGTCGTAGCGCCAGTAGTTGTTAAGTCCAATTTAGCGTTTTTATAAAAACTAGCCATTTACCCTAAAAACCATGTTAATGCGTTGTTTTCGTCCTGACCTTCTATCTTAGAAGGCATTTCCGTATCGGTTAAAGCTAACTCAATGTCTCTAAAAGCTTTTTGCACAAGTTCTGAATTATACTCGGTTTCTACGTTCGGTAGACTGTGATTCAATAACCTAGCCATTATCTTTTACCATCTGGTTTAGCTTCTAGCCGTAAATCGCCCAAGGTCCATGCAATATCAGTAGAAGAACTCTCAATCCTAATTGCAGCTTGCCGAGCTCTGGCTCTTAAAAAAGCTTGTTGGGTTGTGCTACTAACAGAATTAGTTGAGTTAGTAGTCAGCGTATCTCCAGGGTAATTTCTAGTTTTAATAATGTAATCAACCGTAGCAGCTGTATCAGTAGTTATGTCTATGTCTGGTATGAGTCTAGTTAAAAACATAAACTGCTCACCTGCCGGGTCTAAGTCAAAATCGGCTGACTCAATAAACGATGTCATAGCAGATCCATCGTCAGTGTCCCCTAGTTCGTGATTATATATGTAATTTAAACCCCCTGCCGCACCCCCTGCCCTTGGGTACTCGTTAACACCGTAATCAATCCAAGCAGTTCGAGACAAAGAACCAATGTCCCAGGTTCCCTCTAAATAGTTAAATTTTGCGTATCGGTCTATTTCTTCTGCGCCAGAAGAAACATAAAACCAAATAATTTCGTTAAACATCCTGTTAGATGCGGCAAAAAACTTAAATGATTGAGATAGATTAATGTCATCAAAAACATATCTAAGCACAGTACAAGGAACATTATCGACCTTACCTGTGTAAGCATAAAAGTTTTCTCTAGCCATCCAAAACACTCTGTCTCCCACAGAAACTATAGCGTTAGGCGATATTATAGAAATGCCGTTAGCTACTAAAGAAAAGCCAAAAGTTAACGGAGGACCAACAAACCGCATAGAATGCAAGCCAACATCAGTCCAAATTAATATTTCTGCCCTTGTTTTAACCGCAGCAATAATCTCAGAACCAGAGGACAGTCTTTGATCTCCGGATGTGTTGGTTGCTGTTGGTGTCCAATCAAAAGGATCTTCTTGGTTTGACCAACGAACCAACAATAGATCTTGAGCGGTTTCTCCAAGCGGGTTACAACCAAAACAAATAACATGCCTATCAGCGCCTGACACCATTATCTGCCTAGTAATCGTAGGAGTATTTGATGCCCCTGTTTGAGCAGAAAGAGCGGTAGCCCTAAAGTTTAGACCTAAAGTCTTGTCCCAATAAAACGGTGCGCCATCAAAAACATTAAAAATTAAATCTTCACCCCAATTATCTTGTCTCCAAAGCCTTAACTGACTTACAGAATTTGCCGTTGTTTGAGCAGCTTCGCCCCAACCGATAAAGGTATTAGCTTCCGCTACAACAACTCCTGCGGTGTGAGCAGCTGCAGTTGTGCCTCTGACACCCCTAGCTACTCCGGCATTCAATGTGTTAGTGCTTTTACCAGTGTATTGGATTAATTCCTCTCCCACCCTTATTAAACCAACAAAAGTAACTGCGGCTCCATCCGCTCCTGCGGCAACCGTTGTTCCGTCAACACCTCGTGTAAGCCCAATAATTGTAGTTGCTGTTGTTCCGGTGTAATCTATTTTTTCACTGCCAATAAGAACCGTTCCTTCACTAGGAAAGCTGCTGGCATCGTCTAGTATCAAAACCGAAGAATTAATAGTGATAGCACCGTTTAGAGTGTCGGCTACCGTTTCAAAATTACTAGCACTAGTTAACACCACAGAAGTTGCTGAATCTGTTAGATCGCTTGCTAAAGTAGTTTCAGATACGCCACTGGTTGTTCCGCCCCAAAGACCCGCTCCAAACCCAGTGCCTTGCACGTAGGTGGTTAATCCAGTAGTGAGCTGGTATTGAGCTACTACAGAACTCCCTCCTCCAGCCGTTGTTCCAGAAGAAGCGCTGCCAGCAGTGCTAACCGTGTAGCTGTTGCTGTTAATAACTGTAATTTTAAGCTCGGTATTAAGTTGAGCCGCTGTAACACCATCTGTTGTTGCCGCTCCGCTAAAGGTAACAAAATCCCCGGTCTGAGCCCCATGGCCCGTGGCCGTTACAGTAATTGTCCCTGAACCAGCGCTGCCCGTTGTAAAAGGATTGGCTCCCAAAGAAGTTGTTGCTCGAACGGGAGTCAAATCGTAATACACAGCACCTTCTTCTATGTAAAGCTTAGACTCTGTTCCAATACCTAAGTATTTTGAGCCATCTAACGCTGCCCATGTATGCAAAGAACGAGCTTGTCCTTCTAACGCAGTGCCAGATAACTTGGACCACCCGCCCATTTTTTCAGGCCGTCCTTTTCTAAAACGAATTAAACTAGAATCAAACCATCCTTGGTCATTGCCGTAAGAAGTTGTTTCTCTATTAATACCCGGCTTAAAAACCACTTTAGCTAAAGGCATTAGGCAAGCCCTCTTTCGTAAATATTTTTAAATGAAGAACCTAACGCTCCAATTCCTCTGTATACAGTTGGGTCAACAGATTGGTATGTTTGCTGGCCACCTACGTTTATTGGATTTCCTGCCGCATTCATGCCAATAGTGCCGCTACCTGTGTTAGTAGTGTAGCTATCCGTTGCTGCACTTTCAGCCACGCTTTGTCCTTCTGGAGGATCTATTGTGTCAAGAAGTATGTTAGCCCCTACATTTTTTAATGCGGATGACGTTCCTGCTTTGCCTATATCCACAATTCCTTCTCCACCTGCTTTTGCTGCGGCAACAGCGTCAGCACCTTCTCTTCCAAAATATGTCCCTACTCCGGTTCTAGCTATATCACCTAAATCACCGCCACGAGCTCCGGTAATTCCTGCGCTTAAAGCGGCAGCTTGAGCATTAGTAAGAGGTCCCGCTGGCAAACCTGACATCAAATACGACTGCCCTGTATTAGCTACTATGTCACCAAGACTTTGACCTCTAGCGGCTCCCGCTCCTGCTTGAGCAGCAATACCTATAGATTTTGTAACAGGATCTCCAAAAGCAACCATTATTGGCGCTATGTAATCAGCAAAAATACCACCGGCTTGCTGTAAAAAGCTGCCTTTTTTTCTTTGTTGCTGTCGAGCAGTTTCTCTTTGGGCATAATCATACGCTTGTAAAGCAAATTCAGGGTTAAAATCTTTTGTGATCTCGCCCGTATCCAAATACGTTTTAAGTGCATCTACAGAACCATACGGCGCATTAATCGCGCTTTGAAACTCTCCCCTGTCACCGGTAGCAAAAGACCTTAACGCTCCCCAGTTAGATTTATTACCGCCCATCTTATTGCCGCCCTCAAAACCAGCGTCTTCGTACTGACCGTACTGGTTGTATAAGTTCTGCAATGTCGGAAAAATGTTTTCGCTAGTCACGCCTGTGTTAGCTATACCCACCCCAGGAGAGCTAAACGGTAGGTTTTTAGCATTAAATTGACCCATGCGAACATATTCAGCGCCTGGCGTCATAAACCCATACGTGTCCCACAAAGGTTTATCAGAAAAAACCGTGTAGTCACCCGTGTTAAAAAAACCTTTTTCTGCTTTCCTGGCGTATTCAGCTTCTCGATCTGCGCGTGTTTGATTTAAACTTTGAATACCTTCTAGCGTATATTCCGGAGCAGATAACTGTCTTTGAATAAAACCTTTTGCTCCAGGGTTAGCCGAATAATTTTCTAGCTTTGCTAAAGCATCGGCTTGGCTAGTTGGTTGAGCTTGATTAATAAAATCACGCAGCATTAGCCCGGTTATTCCGGTGTTCTGAATATTTGATTGTGCTAGTGCATCTGTGTACGGATTTGACATAGCTATATTTTCCAAGCAATTCCAGCTAGTAACACAATAACTGACCCAGCGCCCGTAATCATAATAAACTCTATGCGTTTAATACGCAGTATAGCTTCTTTCCAGCGTTCTTCCATCTGAACTTCCATAACCGTAACACGCCTGTCTAAATCGTTAATTGGTTGCGTCATTTCCAAAACTCTCACCGTTTTCAAACTTATACTGTTCTTTAACTTCGGTTATTAACATATTAGTATAAGACTGCAACGCAAGTTCTAGCGGCTCTAAATCTAGTCTTCGTCTATTAACTTTATCTTGTAAGTCTCGAATATGCCAAATGTACTTTCTTTGTTTATCTGATAAATCAGATTCTTTATACTCTGTGCCGTCAATGCTAATTACGTTTGCTTCTTCAGTCATGTTACTTCTCCGTTACCAAGATGAAGGTAGTTTACCTACGCTAGTAGGCGTGTCTAACTCTGTCAATTGCGCGTCTATGTCAGCTTTTAACGCTGCTTCAGTTTTATCTAAAGCTGCAAGCACCTGAGTTTTACACCAAGCCTCAGTCAAACTATTAAAAGCTGTAAAGCTGTCTGCATCTGCAGCACCTATGATTGCTTGTCCGTAAATTTCTGTTATGTTATTTGGAGTTCTTGTATCACTTACCCCAGAAATACGCCAATGAATAGATTTAACTACATCACTTAGCGAACCCTCTGTAGGTGCTGTATCTAATTGTACGAATTGCCATGTGTATGTGTTAGCCATTATCCCGCCTCCAGTGCTGCTATTCTTGCTTCTAGTTCTTGTATTGTTTTCACTAGTAATGGTACTAGCTTACTTTGATCTATGCTTTGATGG